AATTTTTAATATTTTTTTCAGACACAGTAATTCAGATTAATTATAATTGAATAAGATTATTATAAACAAATAATGAAGTAGCCTAATATAAACACGCCTTTTAATAATTTTAAATTTTTATAATCTTCTTATGATTTTACAAATTTAAAATTATTAAACTTATTTTTTAATAATTTTAAATTTTTATAATCTTCTTATGATTTTACAAATTTAAAATTATTAAAATTATTAAAATTATTAAAATTATTAAAATTATTAAACTTATTTTTTAATAATTTTAAATTTTTATAATCTTCTTATGATTTTACAAATTTTAAATAATTTTGATTTTAACGGCTACAGCCACATGTTTTATTAATATTACCATTAATAGGCAAACATCTGCCATTAACTGAGCATGTATTTATACTTTCACAATAGGCTCTTTCTCTATTAATTATGGTATCTCCATTTTGTTGTAAAAAATGTTTATACTCTTGTGCAGAATTAATATTATTTACATTACGGATGAATTGTTCGAAAGTACTACTTTTAATGTAATTTGTAATAAATCGTCCGTCTTGCATAAGTGGTGGGCATTTATATTGGAAATATTTGTTATCCATTATATATATATATATATAATTAGATATTTTTAATTATTTATTTGTGTATTTAGGATTTCCTCAATTAGTTCATGTTTAGTTTTATTTTTAACGTTTCCATTAATTGTTTTAGTTAAACTTATATTATTACTTTCAGCTATGATTTTAACTTCAGGTAACTTTAATAATTCAAGCGATTTTTTGTTATGTAATACCTTTTCTTCAATAGTTTTCGTTGATTCGTCTGATTCAAGTATTCTAGGTATCTCGTCTAAATCTTGTATTTTAGGTGATTTATTAATAATTTCATCATTTAATATAGTAGTGTTTTCATTATAATCAAATTTATGTTCACCTGATTCGCTCTCTAACAAAGGAGATTGATCGCAGTCATTTGAATAAATTGCTAAATGTATAGATGAATCTGAGTCAGTTTCATTATCTGATTTAGTTTCAATCTGTACATTATTTATAAGTTTATGTAATATAGAGCAATTTTCAATTTTAGGTGGATTTAATATTTGCGGGCGTAGTGTTGGTGAAGATAATATTTGACGAGGTTCAGTTGGTGGTGTTGGTGGTGTTGGTGGAGATAATATTTGACGAGGTTGTGTTGGTGGTGTTTGTGGAGATAATATTTGACGAGGTTGTGTTGGCGGTGTTTGTGAAGATAATATCTGACGAGGTTGTGGCGGAGATTTGGATATTTGTAGCATATGCTTTTTGTGCTCCATTATATCTTTTTCTAATTTATAAACCTTTGTATGTAAATGTTCAACTTCTATATAAATTAAATATACAACCAAAGTTAACCCGAATAAAATTATAATTTTGTAATCAAACAATTTCATATATTAATATTATAAAGATTCTAATATTTGTATAAACTCACATTTATATTTTTTTAAATTATTAAATATTTTTATTTATTTTCATAAAATAGTTCGTGTAATAAATTAAATATTACGATTTGTTAGATGAATTCTATTAGGCTTGTATAATATTTTTTTATTTTTATTTATTTTCATAAAATAGTTCGTGTAATAAATTAAATATTGGTGGTGGAGAATAACATATTACGATTTGTTAGATAAATTCTATTAGGCTTGTATAATATTTTTATCAAAAAATTATTTTTTTATTTTTATTAAACTATAAAAATAAAAAATATATAATTATAATCTAAAAAATATTATTTAAAAAATAATATAGTTTTTTTCTATATATATTTAATGATATCTCCAAATGATATAAAAGTTACTAAAAATGATTTAACCCTTTTTACTACTATTTTGGTTGTAACTAACCTTGTTGATAGTCAATTTGCGAACTCTCAAAAAAAGTTATTTGATAAAGAGTGGATGAATGTGGCTGTAGCAACATTACTAGGTGTCGCTCTTCATGGATTATTAACTAATCAAATAAGTTCTGTTATTAATACTGAATTAAAATTAGATAAAACAAGCTCTGCTTTAGTAATATATGATATAGTTAAATTTGGAACTATTTTTATATCTCAGCGAGTAATTGGTGATTATATGTCAGGTAAAGAAGTTGTGTTTGGTGGAAAATGGTTAAAACAAAGCGGTGCTATTATCGCAGGTTATGGTCTATATAGTGTTGCGGTTGGTCCTATAATGCCTAAAGTAAGTAAACAAATGCAACCTGTAATAAATGATACCGTTAAAGTATCGATGGGAGCGCTTATTGGTAATTTTGTAGTTGATGGAAAAATTACTCAAGACCATTTAATGACACTATCAGGTGTGTTGTTATCTTTCCTAATTTTTAATTTATTTACTAAAAAATTAGTTGAATCGTCCGAACATCGCGAGATTGACGAACAAGATAAAAAAGTGAAAGCATAAAGTTAAAATGCTCTAAATCATTTAATTAATATAATAAAATTATTATATTAATTAAAAACAAAAGTATTATACATTAATATAAATGACAGGAGGAATTCTTCAAATGGCGATATCAGGTAAACAAGATATTTATTTAACAATAGATCCACAAATAACATTTTTTAAAAAAGTATATAGAAGACATACAAATTTTTCTACTGAATTAATTGAGGTTATGCCAGAACAAACACCTAATTTCAATAATGAAATTACATTTATTTTAAATCAAGGTGATGCAATACACAGGTGTTATTTTGAAATAACATTACCATTATATAGTTTTTCAGACCAATATATAACTAATCCCAAGTACATAAATAATAAAAATTTAGATATAGCAAATTTAAATAATAAATATAACATATTGAATAGTCAATATAGTTCATTAAAAGGGTTTGTAGATGTTGAACTTGGTTTATATAGATTATTATGTAATTTATTAAAAACAGAAAACATTACTTTAAGCGTCTTAAAAGATCAGGTTAATGTATTTAATTATAAAAATAAAACAACAAAAGATATGTATAAAAATAAAATCGACGAAACAGTTTTTTATGAAATAAATATTTCAGGTTATATTTCAAATTTAGATAAAATAATTACAAATGATACTAATTTCACAAATGGTTTTATATCTAAATCGCAAATATTATCCGATATTAATTATTGTTATGATAAAATAAACAGTATACAAACTGAAATTAATTCTAAAACACAATTAAATCAAATTAATTTTAATTTTGCTGAATATTTAGGTCATAATTTCTTTGAATATGTGAAATTAGATATAGGTGGACAAGAATTTGATAGATACACTAAAGATATATTACATATTCAACAAATGCATAATATATTACCTGATCATATGGATAATTATTTAGATATGATTGGTCATACACCAAAATTGATAAACTATAATAATAATATAAAAGGAAATAGAAAAATATTGGTTCCATTAATATTTTGGTTTAATAAAAATGCTGGTGCTAGTTTACCTTTAGTCGCAATGCAATATTCGTCTGTTGTAGTTAATGCAAAAATTAGTGATGTAACAAAAATAATATGTTTTGAAAATTATAATAGTAATTACAATGATGTTATAAATATTACCATACCAAATAACGGCATATTCATATTAAATACAAAATTAGTATATGAGTCATATACTATTAATGAAAGTAGTAAATCAATTAGTTATAAATGTTCAGTAATTAATTACGAATTATTAAAATTAAAATTCAAAGAATTAAAAGATGATGATATTAAATTAATATTACAAACAAATGGTGCATTAAATCAACAAAGTTCGTCAGGCTCTAATATTATGAATTATATTATTAATAAAGATCAGTGGATACATTTTTTGATGAATGTTAATAATCCTGTATATAGTTTATTTATAGATAAAATCGCATCATATTATCCATATATTAATTATAATTTATATAGTAGTAGTATAGAAACACCCGATGTAAAATTAATATGCGAAGCTGTTTTTATGGATGATATCGAAAGATCTAAATTCGCGAGTTCAAAATTAGAGTACGTTATTGAACGTTTTGATACTGATATTTTTACAATTAAAAATAAAAATTTCTTTGATTGTGAGATATCTTTTAATAATCCATGTAAAGATTTATTATGGTATATTCAACCAAAATTATTTATAGATGGTTTATCCGAATTCAGTCAAAATACCAGTTTAAATTTTAATAATAATAATATTATTTCAAAACAAAAATTTCAATTAAATCAATTAGATTTATTAATGTCGAATGTTGATGATAATTATTATACATATTTATTATCTTATAAGTTTTTAAATAATATACTACCAAATGGGGTTTATTATCATTCATTCTGTTTATATCCTGAAGAAACACAACCATCAGGTACAGCCAATTTAAGAAGTATTAAAGGAAAACAATATAGCGTAACACTAAATGATGAATTTTTATTACAATATTATAAGCAACTACAAACATTATTTAATGTACAAACAATAATTGATAATAAATATGCATTAATATTAAAAATTATAGGAAAGGTATACGATATGTTTGTTGTTTCTAATGGTAAAGCCAATTTATTATTTAATTAAAATATCAAGTTATACTTAATAATTTAATATCATATTCAGTTTCTGAATCTATATTTGTAGGATTAATTAAATTATTTATTTTTATACATATCATATTATAAGAATGGAAAATTTTTATTGTTTGATTTAATAATTCTGAAATTTTTTCATATATGCTAA